GCATTACCTTTTATGTGGTAACCAAAATCATCTCTATACTTCTCTAAATCTTTATCAGACTTAATAATATATACTTTCACATGCCTTACTTAATAATTATTTTTGCAAATCATTTCTCCTCCTTTTTGGCTTCAATATAATATCGGCTTTTAGGGTTGCAAAATTGGCAAAGCCCTTTTGGTTTTTTGATTTCCTCTCCTTCGTAAGTTGTGTACTTACCCCAATACTCTGAAAAATTACTATTACCGTCAATGGTGTACTCTCCGTAAGTGCTTAGACAGTTTTCACAGTTGTTTAATTCCCCTGTTTTAAGTGTTCTTATGTTCATTCCTCTCCTATTCTATCAACTCTTGGCGGCCATAGTATATAAGGGATTAAGGTTAGACCAACAGCGAAAGATAATAGTCTTAAGGCCCAATGCCAATCAGCAACAAAGCCCTTAATTATTAGCCAAGCGCTCAGTGCACTGAATAGAATCTTGATTAGTGTTGTCATTTCTTTTTTTTAATTGTTCTAGGTAATGCTTTTTTGGTTGGGGCTGTACAGCTTGCCTCCAAATATCAACTCTCTTTCCATCAAGATTTCCAGTTCTCTCTTTTGAATGTAGAGGTCTCTTTGGTTCATAGTTTTAAATTAAAAAGCGCTCTAAGCAGGGGGATGAATAGAGCGCTCGTTAATGCACCCCTGCTTTTAAATGTAGTGTAGCAGATTGAAAAAAAATGTCAAGTCTTTTGTTGTGTGTATTTTACAGTGTCAAGTTGCCAGAATGAACGCCGTTGTGGCATTCCAGACACAAACACCTCCCATTGCTTACCTCAAATTTAAGTTCCGGATGAGAACCCTGCGATTTAACATGATGGCCCGTTACGTATTGGTTAACGTCACCGTCAAAGTAGCAAGGATAACTAAAATCTTTTCTGCATTTTTGGCATTTATAATTTGCTTTTTCGCAAACTGATTTGTGCCACTCTTTTAGTTTTTTCATAAGCTTCTAGCCAACAAACAAAACGGTTAGTTTGGGAATGTTTCATTATATTGTCCTGTTACTGGATCGAAGTCCAGTAGTTTATTAAAGGTTATACCGTGTTTATTTTTCCTAATTTTGGCCATCACTTCATAATTGTAATTGCCGTAGGCCTTTTTTTCTTCAAGTTCTTCTTGGGTTTCTGTCCTGGCTAGTTCAAGGGCTAAATCAGCAACTTGAGGAAGGGCGCCAGTTCCTTTGTAGCCCATAACCTCAGATTTGTTTTTAACTGATTCATTGTTTACTTGCGATAAAAGGATGATTGGCTTGTTGGTTAGTTTAGCAACGTCTTGAAGAACATTAGCGGCGTAAGTAAGAGCTTCATATTCTGACTTTTTTCCATAGTCAAGGTTTTGCGCATAGTCTAGAGCAAAGACGTCAACTCCCTTTTCGGCTTCTTCTGTCATCGATAGAGCTATTTGTTCAATATCTCTTTTTTTTGTGTGAATGGAAAGCCGGTAGGCGTTGATTCTTTCTGCTGCCTTTTCGTATTCTCTATGAAAAAAGTCATCATCAACATCCTTAATTAGGTGTTGGCCATTTTGACCTGATTCCATCCCTAGTATCCTTGTTATTATGTCTTTACCTCCCATTTCCAGGGAGTATAAGGATACTTTATAAGAGCTTTCTAGGATATTTTTCAGAATTTGAAGCATGAATGTTGATTTTCCGGTGCCGGTGTAGCCTCCTATTAGCCAGAGGTGGCCGGGCCTTAAGCCGTCAATAGCATCATCCAGGAACTGAAAGCCGGTTGGGATCCCAAGACAAGTTAACCCTTGAGCTTTTTTATTATAATACTCTAATTGATCTTTTTCAATTTCTTTTAGAATTTGGCTTGGGGTTTCGGTTTCCTTGTTTTCAATTTGGTTTTCTAAGAGTTTTATTTGTATTTTTTTTGTCACTTCCTGAATATCTCTTGGAGAGGTGGCAATTTCCTGGAGAGATTCTGATAAGGAGCGGTGCAATTCCCTGTAGTGATAATTTTTTAATACTTTGTCACAACTGAAAAGAAAGTCGGAGTCTATCATGGACGCCTCGGTGAAGTAGCTTGAGGTGAATCCAAGTTTGCGGACATCTTCTCTTATGTCATCTTTTTTAAGCCCGTTAAGGTATCCTTGCCTTATTGTGTCGTACACGTTGCCGTGTTCTTCTGTTGTGAAGTGCTCCGGTTTTAGTTTCAGGCCGGATATTTTATTGGGATCGAGATATAAGGTGGCTAAGACCTTTTTCTCTGGTTCTTGTTTTGTGATTTCCATTTCTCTTTTAATTTTTGGAAGTCTGGTGTTGTATCTTTAACTTCCTTTTTTTTATTTTTAACCTGGTATGTTTCGACAGTTCTTTCTGTAAAAAGGTTTTCGGGAGCGTACCCACAATAATCACCTTCTCCTCTAAACCACCAATTTATAAGGCCTTTTAGGTCTTTACCCGCTATCAAGAGCGCCTCAATCTGTCCTCGGATTCTTTTATTCCGTTGGCCGTCCGACTTTAGGAGGTTAAATCCTCTGGCGCTGGCGGCGGCGCGGAACTCTTCAACTACCTTTCCTACTTCTATAAAACGAGACTTTTTAGGTTTATAATCTAATCCTCTTTGTTTATATATTTTTTGTTTTGTCTTATAAGTGGTAGGCGACGCCTCGTAAGAGGTGTCGTCTATACTCTTCTTTATTGCTATATTCTCTTTATTACTTACTGGTTGGATTTTCCCACTTTGGGATTTTCCCACAGTGGGATTTTCCGGTTTTGGTTTAGTTGTGGGGTTTTTTGATGCTGGTTTTATGGAATTATATAAAACATACTCCACTCTTCCGTCATTTTTCCGCATCCTAACTAGCCATCCCTCATCTTCTAACTCTTTTAATCCCGCTGAAACTGAGTCTCTCCCCTCCTTTGTTTGTAGCGCTATCCGGTAAATGGAGAATTGCCACCCGTCCGGCTTTGATGCAATAAACGCATAAAGGCCTTTGGCTTTGAATGTTAAAGTTTCACTATTTAGTACTTCGTTTGCGACCTGCACAAACGGTACCCCCTCTTTTCTTAGTGTTTTTTCCATGTTTTTTTGTATTAAAAAAAGACCCACTCAACTGACGGTGCAACAAGGGGGATTCAAACCCTCTATGCTCGGCGATTTGCGAGCAAACCGCCAGTTGAATAGGTCTTTGTTTATAGTTTGAATCCTAATTTGTTGCATTTTCATCTTACCCTTTCACCTTATTTTGTCAAGTCTCGATAATCTTTTTTACTTTGTCTTATAAGTGACAGGGGAATCCTCGTAAGAGGGTTCCCGTTCTTTTTTAGTATTAGTACTTGTAATATTATGTTCAGGTTTTTCTGGGTAGGTCTCCCCAGATTTTTCTGGGTAGCTATCCAGATTTTTATGGGTAGCTCCAATGTATATCTTTCTGGTTATCCCGTCTTTTTGGCTTATAAATGTGTCTATGTATCCTTTTTTGTTCATATCAGAAATTGTGCTGCTGATATATTTTTCTGATTTATCGTAAAGCTCGGCAAAATATTTATTGCTAGCCCAACAAAACCCCTCTTTTTCCGATAGTGCCGTCATCTCGGCATAGAGAATTTTTTGAAACATCGTGAGGTTTTTTGCATACCTTACTTCAGCGGTTAAGATTGCGTAATAACTTGGTTTTTCTTTCATGTTTTTTTAAAAAATTAAAAGCCCTTGAAATCCAATGCCCTGCCCTGGAAGAACCTCAACGAAAGGGTTGTTGCAGAGCATGGAATTTCAAAAGCTTTGTTATTTCGTTGAATGACGGCTTCCAGACCGTATTTATGGTTTCATCTTACCTTTTCACCTTGTTTTGTCAAGTTTGTGCTCCTCCTCAAGATATCCCTTTCCTTCGCAAACCTTGCATTCAACGGATTTTCTTATCATAGGAACACCGGCGGTTACTAAAAACATCTCACCAGAAAAAAGAACTTCGTGGCTACCGTTCCCTTCGCACTTAGGGCAAAGAATTCTTTTTTTCATTTTTCCACCTTCCTTTTTAACACACCCCTTAATTTCTTTTAAAATTTTATCCGCATCCTCTTTTTCTAAGTAAGAATAAAGCATTGATGCAATATAATCCCAGCGTTCTTCGTTCATTCAACTATTCTAATTTTTAGATGAATTCCTTAAAGTTTTAATAAAATTATCAAACTCTTCGGGGGTAACTTTTTCTATAATTCCAAAATCTCTTGGTTCTGTTACCGCTCTACTTTTCTTGCAGTAGTCGCAAGTTCCATTGTGCCAAGTGGCAAGTTCGGGAATTCTGGTGCCGTATTTTTCCCCGCATTTTGCGCAAATCCAATTCATTATTTTGTTATAAGTATTTTTCCTTTGCTTCATCGTGGGCTTCTCCAATCCTCTGGTGGAAAAAGTTTTTAGCTGCTATAACGGCTCCCTTTTCGTCGGAGCTAAAGCTTACGCTTATAGCTGTTACATAAGTATATTTACTTTGAGAGCTCCTTCGCATTTTTAGTTGTTCTCCAAAAACAGAAAAGGCTATTTTAAGAGAGCTGAGAACATCTCCGATTCCTTCTATCATTTTTTTAAATTTAAGTTTAACCTCCCTAACCCCGCCAGATAAACAAAAGGTGTTGAATTCACCAAAAAAAGCTGGCGGGGCAGGAGAGACTAAAAATTTAGGGTCTCTCGTGCGTTTTATTTGTTAAGTTGATGTCTGAGTCCTTGAATTGCTCTCCGTGGATTGTGTGGCGATTTGTTTCAGTTTTTTAATTTTATTACGAACTTCCCTACCGCAAACCGCTCTTTTATAGTTAGGAGCCTTTCTCAGGGCTCTTTGTAACTCTTCAGCCACCTTATTAGCTTCTTCCGAGAGAGAGCTATAGACTCCCTCTAATACTTCTAGTTTTTGTTTTTGGTTCATTTGTTTAATTCAAGCTCCAGACTTGCAACTTTGCGCAAGGCTGTAAACTTGTTGTTTAGTGCTGTTAAAGATGCCATTTTAAGCTCGTAGTAGTGTTTAGATTTTAAGTAGTTGTCTTGTTGCGAAACAGTAGACTGGGTGGCGTATGCTTTTTTCTCGGTAGCGTTTGGCTTGTCGGAGCTTAAAATATAATGCGCCGTGGATCGTTCTAGTTCAGCCTTGGACTGCTCCATTTGATATTTAGCATCAGCGGCTTGCTTTTCAGCCTCCTCGATTGATCGTGGAAGTTTTAGAATCTCTTGCTCCAAGAGTTCAGGTTGTGAGAGGAGTTGTTGGATTGTGCTCATAAGCTTAATATAGCTAATATATTTATAATAGCTAGTAATAGCGTAACAATATAAGAGAGCATCAGGTTTACTTTTAAGTCTTCGATTTCTTCTCTTTGTTTTTCGTAAGTCCGCTCTCTTTTATTTTTAAGTATTTTAAACTCTTGGTGTATCGCCCTAGCCGCCTCCTCCCACAATATATCGTCTGTCTTGTAATCCTTATAATCACCACCAGACTCAAGAATCACTTGTTTTGCTTTCCTCATAAAGCTTTACTTAACATATGCCCCAATACAAGACCTAGAATAAAGAATCCGGCGGTAATGTACATAAAGGCCTTTCTTTGCTCTTCAATTTTCGTGTTGAATCTTTCTAGGTCTTTGAGGTGGCCGTTTTTTAATTTTTCGAGCAGCTCTGCTTTTGTTTGTTTCATTAGAATGGAATAGGTTGGTTATGTTTGGGTGGATCAATGGTTGGTATCTCTTGGGCGTCTTGTAGCTCTTCTGCTGTTGCAAAGGCCTTATGACGCTCTCTGTTCTGAAAGTCGAAATTGGGGCAATTAATAAACTTATTGTCTTTAACAACCGCCTTTGCTCCGCAATCTAAACAGAACAATTTACCCTCTTTAGCGAGCTCTCTTTGTTCATTGTAAGACAATTTAGACTTAAGGGCATTAGTTGTTTTTTGATTAGCCCCTTCCATTGTGTCACCTAATTCTTCGGAGCTGGTCATTCCTATGTTGTTATACAATCTTAATGCTCGGGCAATGGCCCTGGTTTCTGCCATTCTGATTTTGTGCGGTATTAGCATTTCGCCAACATTCGTATCATCAGCGTCACCGTGGCCTTGGTAGGTTCCCCTTTCTCCGGTTACGGTTGCCTTGAATATTACCCCGGAAATTTCGCCTTTGGGAGTGCTTAGTTTGTAAGTTTTAAGAAATTCCGTCGTGATTGTCTGTCCCTTGTTATTGTGGAACTCATCAAGCAGGCCCTCAAACTTAACGAATTCCTTGCCTTGTAGATTGATTATGAATTTTTTGTCCATTGTTTTTCGTTAATTTCGTTAAGGATTTGTTTGGCTCGCTCTAAGCGGGCCATGTCTTCAATCTCGGTTGGGCGGGCGGAGTACATCTCCCGCTCCAGGGCTTCGAGATTGGCGTTGAGTTCGTCGATTAGTTTGTCTCTTGTCATGGTTTTTTGTTATTTTGTTATATTTCTATTGTAGCAGAACGTAAAAGAATGTCAAGGGGTAAATCCTGCGTTATCTTCTAAAAATTTAAGGAAGTCATCCATCTTAATTACATATCTAGGCTTATTACCAGCTCCGGTCTTGATTGCCGGCAACTTCCCTTTGTCTATATACTTTTTTATGGTGTTGCGAGACTGGAAGTCTCTTATATTGTTCTTTTTTGCGAACTCCCCTGCTTCTGTTAGATTCAGTACTTTCATTTGTATTGATTATTTTTTAGTGCTTCTTTTATATCTGTAAAGGTCATTTCAATTTTAGGTATTTTCGAGATTTTAACTAAAATTTCTTTTTCCGCTTCTTTGTATGCTTTAGTGATAAGAGAGTCTTTGATTTGCTGGACTCTATCAAGTCTTACCCACCACATTCCCCTTTCGGTTTTTCTCTCTAAGTCTTCAAACTCTTTTATCGCCTCTTTTTTTAGTGCTTCTAAGCTCATAAGTTTTTTAGTTAAATTATAAATTAATTAATTCTGGGTTTTCGTAAACATTCCCAATAACCTCTTCTGTCCCCGTCCATTTGTACTCATAATCGATCCCGCTAAGACCCCACCCAGGCCTAAAGTCATCCCAGGCAACTTCATGCGTGCGACCTGTCGAGCATTCCACAACATCCCCCTCGAAAATATCTTTTCCATTCTTGTCTTTTAGGCCGGTTGATTGCATTACGATAATATTTTTTGCTTTGTTTCCGTGAATGTATTTAAAGCCTTTCCCTCTGTCGATTAGATCACCCCGGGGATCAATAGCAAATCTTTTATTCATTCTTTTGTTTGTTTTATCCCAGAATCTAAATTTTAAATTTCTCATAAGTTTCTTCACTGCCCCGCCCTAAAACCTCTTAAGCCCTATTAGCCTTAACGCCCAGAACTTGGTCGGCGGCACGGGGAAGCTGTTGGTTTAATTAATTTAATAATTTTTTAGCTTCGGTTATGTTTTTTTTCCAATTAGGTCCCTCATAGGCGTACCAAGCCTCCCACCCATTGCCCGTTATTCTCTTGCGATCATCATATATCTTACGGGCCTCCTTAAGGTTACACTTCCAATCATAGGCGCAAGAATCGGATATTGTAGGGTGCCAATAATCGTTAATCATATACAACCCTCTATCTATAGATCCAGGAGCTGAGCCGCCAGGATTAAGATAATTGTTTTGTGGGTCTAGTCTACTCTCACCGATTGCAACAGCGATAGCAGTGACTGGGTCCTCTGGGAATGTTCGCTTAATCTCTTGGATAATGAGCTCCTCTTCGGTGTAGGCCGGAGTGGGGGGGGTGTATTCTTCGCCTGGGCAAACTACAACCTTGAGGCCACAGAATCGATCGGGGTCTGGCTCTTGGGCTTCTGCCTTCTCAATAATCATAGTCCTCGGCCCCCAGTCTCGGCTCGTTAAGAACATTACCAGAAGAGCCAGGACCGCTAAAACAAAGAGTACAAAGATTTTTTCGTTATCGTTTTTCATTTTTTTATTTTTATTTGTTAGCTTCTTCTTGCTCCGCCCTCTCTAAGTCATCAACCACCTCTTTGACAAGGGTTAGGACCTTGTCAAAGGGGGTGGGGTCCTCCTTAATAAATTTGACCAATCTTCGCTTGAATTGGAGTTCATTGTCTACAAGGTCGACCGGTCCATTGATTAGTTCGTCAAGCTCTTCAGCTTTTTGCCGGAAGTGTTGTGCTGTTTTTCTCATTTTTTTTAATTTACTCAATAGCGCTTAGCAGAGCCCCAAGGGGTAACAGTTTTTTTATTTGGGAATCGTCCCCTCCCCTGCTAGGCGCTATTGAGTGTTTTTTTACTTTGCTGGGATGGTGTAGGTGTCGGTCTCACCATTCCTGAGTAGAGTGTCGGAGAATTCTCCGCAGCTTGTAAGAATCTTGTTGAATTCTGCCCGCTTGTGGGGTGTCTCATTTTCGATTATATACTCGGGAGTCCAAGTATCGAGATCATCTTGTCTTGTCACTCTGATTTTTTCTGTAGTCATTTTTTTAGATTATTGTTGTTATGCAAGGTTTGAGTAGCAGGGGGTTTTTAGATTGTTGCCCTCTCTCTTACCTTGTTGACTACATTGTAGCAGATTGTGCAAGAATGTCAAGGGGGAAAAGAGAATTTAGGTAAGCTTTGTTGTTTTTCCCTTTTGTTGTGGTGTTTATTAACTATATTGACTTTTTACAATTTTATTGCATAACAAAAAGCAGCCCGCTTGGGACTGCTTTTTTCCTGCCGGTTTCGCTTCAATGAGAGGCGTGACAGGGCTCCGGTTCTCCGGAGTAGAGGTAGTTGCGGTGGCGATGTCGCATTACGCCTTCCAGTGTCTGGGCATGCAATTAAATTGTACACTAATCATTGTATTTTGCAAAGTCATTTTTTGTTTAAATTGTGCAAGTACTTTGTGATTTGAGTTACGATACCAACCGCCAAACCAATAATCGCCGTCCTCACCTCTTCAGGTAAATCGTATTGCATGACTATATAACCTACAATGACAGTGATTGAGCCTACAATAGCGCCGGATTCTGCTCTCTTCCTTAACTCTGATTTGTTGCTTTTAAGCTTTTTTACAAGCTGATTAGTTTTTTCGAGTTCTTCTTCTAGAGCCTCTACTTTTCTTCCCAGCGTTTCATTTTCTTTGTCTTTTTGATTCTTCTCTTTTGTGAGACTATTAATTCTATCTTCCATCATCTTGTCTTTAGCTTTGAGGTGAGAGAGTTCGGCTTTAATTAGTTCACAAGACTCATCTTGCATGGCGTCCTCTTCGACAATAATAACCTTACCCCAACCCTTGCCCCAATTAGCGGCTTCAATAACCCTTCCATTGCAAGGAGAATTGTATTTAAGCCCAAGGTCTGAATCTCCGCCCCGAGGGTCGTTATAATCAATTCCAGGGTGCCAGCCGTAAGGGGTTTTTTCGAGCCAACCCCAGCCGTAAGTTGTATTCATTTTTTTCCCAAACATTTTCTGATGGTCAGGCTTGGGTTTTTGGAAGTAGTCAAGGATTTTTGCCTTACTCCATCCACTAACATATTTCTTAAGATCGGCGTTGCTTAGGCCTTCACTAACTGAGTAATGAAGGTGGGCGCTGTATTCATTTCTGTATCCTTTGCCAATTGTAGCAACCGGAGTTTGCTTAGTAACTCGGTCTCCTTTTTTGACTAGGTTTTTTTGGTTGTGTGCTAGAAGGTGCTTCATAAGAATGGCAGTCCTACACTCACGAAAATCGAAGCTAGTGTTGATCCCGCGAATAGTAGAACTATTGCCCAGATTAGTTTTTTTATTTGCCTGAAATCTTCGCTTAAGTTTAAGAAGTCTTTGCGGTCAACAAAGTCGTCCGCTCTTTTTTTAATTCTTGCAAGATCAGCTTTAGTCGCAAAACTTTCTTCTATCTTTGGCCAAGTCTTTTTTCGCCACTCTCTCTCTTCTTGGAGTAGTAGGGTCATGGAGTTAATGTTTTGCGCGGTTACAGCTGATTCCTTCCTTAATTCACTAATCTCCTTCATAAACTCCCGTTGCATGGACCAGATTAATTCCTTGGTCTCTGGTGCGGTGGTGTGGATTGTCTTGTTTACGTGGTTAAACAAATCCTGCCTTAACTCATTATTGAGCTCGGTTGCTTTTTTCTCTGCTATTTGCGCTGCTTCTTTTTTATTGCACATTATTTTCTTCTTAATAATCCTTTCCCTTGGGCTGACTGGGCCTCCTTAATTCTATTTGCTACCTCTATTGGATTTTCAACCTCAAAGCGGTCTCCTTTTTTAACTAGATTGGTTGATATTTCAAACTCTCCAGAACCTTCATTGAACCTTACAAACTCAGGTCTAACTTTAATCTCGGTAACCCCTCCCTTCCCTTTGTTTCTTGGAAGATTGGCGTATTCAGCAGCCTCTGAGGCTTTGTCGGTAAGAAAGAATATTCCGTCGTCATCGGCCTTTATTTTGTCGCCTTTAAAACGCCCCCCGTGGTAGAGAGTAATATACCCGTCATCATCAATTAAGTCCCCCTTCCCAGCTTCTTTAAGTTTTTCAACTTCATCCTCCCCGAACTTTCTTATTTGCTTTACCGCTGCTTCTTCCGTGAGCCCCACAGGAGCGTCAACTTTATTAACTAGCCTTTCATTTATCCACTCCCCGTTAATCTTATATTGCTGTAACCCACTTTGTAGCGTGAATACGTCCTCCACCCTCCCTCGGTCGGTTTCATCTCCTATTTTTATCCCACTTGCTTCTTGGGTTAGGTTTTTGGTGGGTCGCGTTTGGTCGCTAACATCTCTCATGGACATACCGGCGCTAATCTTACCTTCTTTAGCTCGCCTTAGTAGCCCGCTTCTCGGTTGGAATTCATCCGTTAAATTAATCGATTCTCGGAGTTTATCAGTGATTTTCTGAGGATCGGTTTGGCTTTCAGCTTGTCTCAAGGTTTTTAAGTTCTTCTGAAGGGCCTCTTCTAAATCAAGATAGTTCATGGTCTTCCTCCCAATGTTGCTCTGAATTAAAGATTCCCTAATCGCCCTTGTTGCCCCAAGACTGAGCGCGTCAAGTGCCTGAATAATTTTTCTGACGGCCAACCTTCCAAGTCCCATTTTTTCAGCTTTTTGCTTGAGCCTATTAACTGCTTCCGCATTTTTTTCAATCAACCTCTTGGTGTTATATATATCACTGAGCATCTTGTCTTTAACTTTTGCTTGTTCTCCTGGCAATCCTTCTCTGGCAACCTCTTTTAATCCTTTTCTTGTGTTCTCATATGCCTGAGCATTAACGCTTGTTAGGGGGTCGCCCTTCTTAGAAAAAGCTTTCCTTCCAAAGACATTGTTGTACTCCCTGGAAATATCGTTGACCTCTTTTCTTGTTAAGCCTTGAGTGTTAGCTTTGTCAATCAAATCTTCAACGTCAGCCTTTTTCACTGGATCGTTTATTTTTTCGTACATTTCAGCGAGGTCATCAAGGGACTTCTGGACATAATTTGTAGTAATTTCTCTGCCAGATGCTGAGGTTGTGGTTGTTGCAAGGTCTTGGATTGTTCTTCTGCTTGTGTCCGCCGAAAGCTTCTCGTCAACTTCCTTGGCGATGCCTGGGATTGCTTCGTCAAGTCTTCTTGATAGGTCTTCGAAGGTTTCTACTCCTTCAGTGTCTATTGTGCTGAGAGCTCTAATTCCTGCAGCCTTGTCCTTGGTTTCACCCTGGAGAACTTCTCCAATAACATCATCCACTTGTTTTTCAACTCCCAACCTCTTTTCTACTGCAGAAGCTCCTCTCCTGAGAAGCCCCTGCGCTCCTTCTGCCGTTCCCAGTGCCGACCTTGCCCCTAGCTCTGCAACATCAAGCCCAAGCTCCCCCGCTTCTCTAGCGGCTCTAGTCCCGACCTTAACTCCTGCTCCTGCTCCTCCGGTAGTGGGTACAATAGATAGCAGGTTTCCGGCGGCTGCTAAGTTCCTGGCGGCTCTTGGGTTTTCCTCAGCCCACTTCTGAACTTCTTGAGCTTTTTCTGCTACCTGCTGCCCGGCCTCTGTTTCCATGAAGCTAGCAATGGCGTCCTCCCCTCCTTCCTTGACTGACTCCGGTATAGCTTCACTAACAGCTAACGCCCCCATATCACCAAACCAACCAGCCATTTGGCCGGCTATTTGGGCTCCGGATTCGAAGAATGTTTGCTCTCCTTTCATTCCGGCTACATCAGCCTCTTTCCCTTTTTCAATCCTTTCTTCTGTTGCCTCGGCTGCCCTAAGCAAGATAGGCTTCTCTCTGTCTGTGCTTCCCTGCGCTTCCTGGAGAAGTTGCTGATTAATTTCGTGCATCTTCTCTCCGGAGATTTGGCCTGATTGGTAGGCTCTCATCAATTTATCAGTTTGCTCTTGATGCCATTGGTCAATAGACTCCATCCCCCCTCCTCTGGGGGCTTCGATTGAAATTTCAGTTGGTTGCTGAGGTGGCTGTTGCCCAAACTTGGCCTGATATTCGGCTCTAGTAATTGGAATGGGTTTCCCCTGAGTTGGTTGTGGTGGTTGTTGTCCGAACTTAGATTGATATTCGGCTCTAGTGATTGGTATTGCCATTAGTCTATAAATACATATTGTTGACCGTCGGGCCCAGTAAATGGTTGTCCTCCAGTGTTCTCTTCGCCTTCTGGCGGGGTTCCTTCTGGTGGCGTTACTCTTCCTTCTCTGGCCATGTTCTCTACAACAATCTCTCGGTTTCTCCTTTTTTGAGCGATTGTTTCAGGAGAATCTCCTGGTTGTGGAAAATATTGCTTGGCTGCGTTCTCAAATTCTTCTGGAGAAATTACCGCTCCTGACTCTCGCCTCAATTGGGCGTTGATAAAGTCTCTTTGGGCCTGCTCGAATTGCTGCCTATCAGAACTTTTAAGGAGGTTCTGAAAACCCCCTCCTTCTGGTCCGAACACCAAGCCGCCCAGTCCTCCTCCTAGTTCCTCAAACTCCTTGAGTGTTTTCTCTGATTCGCTCATTCTGTTATAGAAGCTCTCGGCCTTTTTTTCGTCGACAGACTTAGGTTTTTCTTCTGGCTCCTTGGCTTGCTCTGCCTCAAATTTTTTAAGAGCCAGTGCTTCTGAGAATGTTTGAGGAGTTAGCGTGTCTTGCGTTTGCTGTGCGATTCTTTGAATGTCCTCTTGTACCATCTGGTCTAGCTCTTCAGGTTGAACACCCATAGACTCCGCAATTTGGGAGTCGTCCATCCCTCGGAATCTTGCAAACATAATTGCTCCGGAAGGCGTTCCTAAGTCAAAGTTTCCCTGGGGCTTCCCGCTTCTGTCTACTGCAGTAGGGTAAGGGCGCGCTTGTTCTGGTATATCATAGATAGAAGCTGAGGGCTGTGGTGTGGCTTCCTGCGGAGCAGCCGGAGGTCTCATTAGCCCTTGAGTTGGCTGGGAAGGCGTGGCGGGTTGCTGCGATGGGTTAATCTGCTGACTGTCCATTGTTGGTTTTGGCTGTAGCGTTGCTTCAGTTGGTCTCATTGCCCCCCTAAAATCATCAAGAGAAGTAAACTCTGATTTAAGAAAGTCTCCAAGTTCTTCAGAGGTGTTTCTGTATTGTTGTCTCATAATTTTATCTTCCAAATAAGTTTCTTATTTTAGCTACTTCTGGAGGGATAATTTGGCCATCGTACATTACCCCATCGCTTGTGCTAGTTGCTGGTGCTTTTTTCCTCCTAAATTGTCCTAATAGGTTCTTAAGGTATCCGGTATTTCTAGAAGTTCCTGCTGATGCCCTGGCTGCTCTCTCCCTCGCTAATCTCATGGCTTGCTCTTGGGCTCTCTCTTGAAGATTAAACCTATCTTGTTGCAATCCAAATTGATCATAGGCTAGATTGCCTTGTTGGATTGCTCTCTCGATTCCGGTTGCTCCTGCCAAACCTTGGGCCTTAGCCATCCTCTCAGACTGCAGTTGTTGAAGTCTTGTTTGAAGGGGGATTGCTTGGCGGGCTGTGGAACTCTGAATCGATGCTTGTCTACCCCGAACGAACGGAGCAGCCACCGGCTTGTCTTGAGCATGTTGAAGCCCTAACTCCCGGGAAGAGATTAAGTTTTCCAACTGCTTGCCGGTTCTTTTTTCGGCATCAGATGGTTCCATCATCCCCAAGTACCTCTTTTGGAGGTCTCTCATTTTGCCGGAGTCAAATCCTCCTGACGACCTTGAGGAGCTTGAAGAACCCCCGTCTAGAGGGACTCTTTTTATTCCTAGTTCTCGGGCTTCTCTTTTGCTTACATTGTACTTCATAATTTGACAAGTTAATACTGCTATTTTATATGACTCTAAAAAAATGAGAGAAAACGGACTCAAAGGCGCTAAAAAACGCTGGGGCTTACCTGACTAAATATTCAATTAAATTGTTATCCTCTTTCAACTTTACCCATGATTTTCCAATAACCTCTCCTTTTTTAACCCACTCTCTACCAAGGAAAGAAACGGCTGGGCCTTCTATGTCTCTTCGTCCGATAAAAGCCGGATTAAATGGAATCACACCAATTGGCTCTTCTCCTTCTTTACATCTTCTAATATTGTCTCCTTCGGTGGTCACCGTTTCTCCTGCCTCTAGAGGCTCCAAAGAATCAAATCTTTCACAAAACCCCGCTCCTCCGTCTGAATATGATCCGTCGATTGAAAGGTTCCCGGACTGGTCAAGCTTCATTCTTAGGTTTCCATTCGAGAACCATTCACAATCTGGGGTTCCCTTATCGTCGTCATCGTATTCAATCTTAACTCCATCTCCCTCTAATACTAAGTTATTATCAGCGTTGATTGTTACATCTTGTGTTACTTCGTTTAACTCAGCATAGCCCGCTACATCGGTCCCATCTAAGAATTCTAGTCTCCCTGTTGTTGAGTTGAGCTTGACATCAACCCCACTTCCTCCTCCTTTAGCTGTAATGTCTACCCCCTCAATCGTTCCGGCGGTTATTGAACCAATGTCGGCGGTTATTGAACTGAGCTGAGCAACTCCGATCTCGTTTGCTGTCACCGTGTTTGCCGCTATCTCGTTAGCCGTGATGGTGTTAGATGCAAGGTTGTCAGCTGTCAACAAGTCATCAAGTGGTCCCCCTCCAAACTTCTTAAACTTGGCCTGGCTTGTAGTATCAGCGTTGTTATCTGCTACACCAACTAATATCTTACCGTTACCAACTGCGTCGTTGGCGTCAATCGTGGTCTGGAGAGTAGTTTCACTAACCGCTACATCTAAATAAATATATGTAACAGTCGACATGTCCCCAGTATTCCCAGCCGTGATGTTGTAGATGGTCCCGTCTGACAACGTTATTACTCCACTATTCCATTCAACTGTATCATGATCCACCGCACTAAAGGTTAAGGTGTTGGACCAATCAAGCAATGAAACCTCCGTTCCTGGCGCCGTTCCTCCGATAAGCAACCCGCTTGAGCTCAATTCTGTCCCTCCGGAACTTAACTTGCCACTTCTCACCCTTATTATTCCTCTATAATTAGCCAATTCCGCTTTTAAAAGTGCTCTAATTTCCGCCTCATTGAGGTGTTTATTCTCGGGTAGAGTTATATCATCAACCCTCTCTTGTTCAAGGTTTTTTGGCTCTTTTTTGTCTATTTTAATCATTGCGCTGTTTCGTCTTCAAACACTTCTCCGTAGATAGTGAGGGGTAGTGTCACCGGTAGTTCGGCGGTTCCTCCCCAGCTTAATTCAATCAGAAAGTTATTCTCCCCTCTTACATTGTCTAACCCCGGCCTCTTATATATTACCTTTCTTCCGGAGAAGTTGGTGTTATTAACTGTATCTAGAGTAAAGCTGCTACTAAGATCATCAATGTATATCTTAACCGACACCTCCATATTAGCGGCAATCTCTCTCCCTAGCCTCATGGATATTTTGTGAATATTGAATTTGTTTCCAATTGTGTAAAGTTTACTCCTCCATATATTGTTAAGGGTTGCTCCGGAATTGTATTTATCTAATCCGCTTCCACTGTCATCATTCCATCCCACCACCATCCTGGGTCTTATGTTGGAGCTTTGCTGAACGAATTTTGCGCTGGTAACATTTCTGTTTGCTCCGCTAGAGGTGGCTCTGATTATATTATGCATTCCTGCCGGTAGTCTGCTTGACTTAGACCCAAAGGCCATGATTGAGGCGCTGTCTTCCGGATAGGTAGTGTACACCCCCCAGGCTAGTCTTGATCCCAAGGAGTCAACTGCTCCGGCAAACGGTGGTGCTCCTTCCTCTAAGTAAGCTATCTCTCTGACAGAATCTCCTCCGAGATATTCGCTTAACCTGCATCCGTTCTGGCTGTTGCCACTCCAGATATATAGCCTACCATTCGAGTTTAAAATTGCTGTAGCCATTGGGTCGCTTAAAGGAACTTCATTATAAAAAGTATCGTCAAAAGTATCCCAAAAGAAAAGAGAAGCTCCGCCTTGGTTTACTTTGTCGTCTCGGGTTTGCATCGCCAAAATTACAAGGTCCGTTCCATAACTAGCTATATCTGTAGGTATATATCCAAAAGGTAAATCTAGGACATTATACGCTGAACTATCATCTGTATCTCCTTCTACAGATCCTTTTTGAGTTCCGATTGCATGAATCACTCCCTGACCATCCACTACATCGCCAAAGTACAAAAAATTATCTCCATGCACGTGCATCGGGTGGTTGGGTACCTTAACCCCTCTAATTGTCGGGTAAGTAAAGTTACCAAGTGAGGTCTGAGTTCCCAATAGCGCACTGGTCCAAACATTTTGAGCCATGGTGGGCGTTCCGTTCATTGGACCGTACCGAGATATATTAGTAGGAGTGGCGAGGTAGATATAGTTATTATAATAAGCCATTCCGTTGCCAGCTCCTGAGGTGGGAGAGGTTAGGCTGGTTTCGTTGTCAAGGTCCTCATCGTATCTAACAAAGCTTCCGTCGGTTGTATACACATAGACATTAGACTCTTTGGGATTTGTGACAATCCACATCGGGGCTCCGGTGATGCTGCTAAATTTAGCGTAAGGGGTGGGGCAAAGCATTCCGGAAGTCTTAATTTGTCCCTCAATTGGATAGTCCGGATCAACCCCAATCGCTGAATCATAACTAGATTTTGCGCCAAAATACCTCGTGCTTGAGATTCCGTCAAAAATATTCTCAATTGCTACTCTAAAGTTCGACATATAAATTAGGGTTATCAATTCTAAAGTCTCCGGTGTCTAGACAAACGGGGTCCGTTGACCTCTCGTATTCTTCCGTCATTTTCTGCATTCCTTCGTCAAAAAGTCTCTTGAATCTGTCCGATCTATTCGGATCAGGCTGTTCTGTAAGAAAATAGATTTCAGCTGCTTTATAAACCGGGAGTCTTTGGTGCTGTTCTGGGATTATTGAAACCTCTCCAATTGTGTAAGAGGCTGAGCCGGATGATATTGACGATCCTTGATAATTCTTAGAAAGCTCCAGTTCGGTATTGCTTGTTATGCTTGCTATCTTGTACCACTGATTATCTCCACCCGGTGAGTCAATTCTTATGTATCTTCCAGTCATGTCATCAATCCAGGTTGTCCCGCTTCCGACTATTGTCTTGTCTCCATTAGTGGCGGTTGTAATCGTCCCGGTTGCGTAATCAGCTTGTGATAAATCTTTTTGGGTTTTTGTATAATAGATTGTTATCGTGTCACCGTCCTGAGATGATATTGGGTAAAGACCAATCTTGTCCGTTGTTACGTAGTACCATTGGGGATAGCTCGATTCAAATTGCTGAGTTTGGTTCATTAGCTCCCACCCCTCCCTTGAAGGGCATCGGTAGGGAACGAAGTTGTATGTACCGACATTCACCACCACCTGGATAATTTTGTCTGCGTCAGCGGGAATATCATAGAACTGCTGGCTTTCTACCGTAGTAATGTCCGAGCTAGTCTCCAAGAAAGGCCAATCGCTGCTAGACAATATCTCTTTGATTGATTCATTAATAAGCTGGTCTCCCAGGATTAGGTTGTCGGAATCGGTATTGTTGGTTAGTTTGCCGTAATAATTACGGGCTCCGGTGTAAGTAAGCATAATTTTATTGGTGTGTGCCTATGGCTATCCATGTTATAACTGAGGAGTCAGAAGAGTTCCCAGACAATAAATTAGCGGTAAAGCCGGTGTTATCGGGCGAGCTCATATTGGCCCAAGATGTTTTACTGGAACCATTCAGCCCGAGAGATACCTTGGGGGTTGTTCCTACCTTAAACGCAACAGCAAACGAAACGGAGGCGTCAGCGGAGGAGTAGAGATTGGTTCCAGAAAGGCTATTGACAGTGGTTAACACTCCAGTTTCTCCCCACTGGATCATTAAATTTCCCAACTTAACATGCCCGGAAGACCCACTATTATCGATAAAATCACTTAAGTCTCCACTACTTAGACCGGATGGGTTGTTAATTACTGGGGTATCCAATGTTTTATTTGTGAGCGTCTCCGTGCCACTTAAGGTTGTAAAGTCGCCGTCTGATAACGCTGTATTAAACTCTGCTGTGGTTCCGCTGATCGTGTTGCTAGTTAGGCCTAACGTCTTGTTCGTTAAGGTTTGGGCGTCGGAAGTCCCTACCACCGATCCAGTCACTCCGTGCACTCCACTTGTGGGATTATCCACTTCCGAGCCGTGAGCGAGATTAGAAATATTATTGTTGTCAGCGTTAATAGTCTTATTGGTTAGCGCTTGCGTTCCTGAGTCTGAATAAGCCTTTATGGATTGCTGAGAGGCTAATTTAGTCGCGCTGTCGCTTGCCATGTCATCCTCGTCAAGAAAGATTGCTCCCAGGTTACTTGGCGTGACTGCCTTAGTAGTGTCAACTTTAGACTCAGCTTCGGCGTTAGTGGCCAACTCCACAACTCCCTCGGTTGTGGTGGAAGCTGAAGAAGTTGAAGAGTTGAACCACTCCAATTCTCCGGTTGATGTTACTCTTAACTGTTGGCCATCAGTTCCTATCGGAAGTTTCGCTAAGGAGTTAGAAGCGTCAGAGTAAAGAATGTCTCCTTTGGTGTAGGTTGATTGTCCAGTTCCGCCGTATTCTTCTTGGATTGCGCCAGCTTGCCAAGTCCCGCTAGTGACAGTTCCTACCTGAACAATATCCGTCTGAGTGAAGTGTTCAGTCGCATTATAATTAAGGAGCTGATCGTGGTCTATATTGCCTAACTGAGAAGCTGTAATGGTTGAAAAGTCCAGGTCTGATAAAGTAATGTTGCTAGCGTCAATTGAGGATTCGTCAAAAGTTGCATAATCAATTGATAGAGTGCCTCCGGTTAAATCAACACCCTCTCCCGCCGTTAAAGCATCTTGCTTACTGTTGAAGTCGCTCCAGTCGGTTGTACTTAAAAGTCCTCTGTTGGTTGCTGAGGCGGTGGGAATGTTGAAGGTATGAGTGCCGCTTGCCGTGGCAATGTTAAAGTCGGTTCCGCTAGTTCCGGTTGCTAGTGTTTGGGAAGTAGAAGCGTCGGCGTTGATTTGAGTAATTCCAGACCCTGAATCCGGAGCAACCACGGAAGCGGTAAGCATCCTTCCTGAAGCGTTGTCTACCAAAACCGGCCTAGTTTCACCAGTCAGAGCGTCTTTGGCAAGAAGAGTTTTTTGATAATTTCCGTCAATTTTTGCTTGCTGATTCGCCATTGTTATCGATTAAAAGGGATAAATCCCGTTGAAATTATATCTTTGATTGATGTTGTTGATGTTGTTGTTCCCCCAAATGCAATTCTAATTCCAGTCCCTGTAGGCAAAGTGCTAGGGTCGCTATACTTAGTTCCAAAGCCAGAAGACCAAGGATAGGCTGTAACATAGGGTGAGGTGTCGTGTGCTACCGCTACGTCGTTTCCGTCTGGTGAGAAGGCAACGTCCTCTCCATCCCCAGCAGGTAAGGTGCTTGGATTGCTATACTTGGCTCCAAAGCCAGACGACCAAGGATAGGCTGTGATGTAGGGGGAGGTGAAGTGGGCTACCGCTATATCGTTCCCGTCAGGTGAGAATGCAACGCCGTATCCAATCCCTGTAGGAAGAGTGCTTGGATCGGCATATTTGGTGCCAAAGCCAGACGACCACGGATAGGCTGTAACATAGGGTGAGGTGAAATGGGCTAATGCTACATCGTTTCCGTCAGGTGAGAAGGCAACTCCCCTTCCCTTCCCAGCAGGTAAAGTGCTTGGATTGCTGTACTTGGTTCCAAAACCAGAAGACCAAGAATAGGCGGTGATGTAGGGTGAGTTATCGTGTGCTACTGCTATATCGTTCCCGTCTGGGGAGAATGCTACGCTAAATGCCCTCCCAGCAGGCAAAGTGCTTGGATTGGTATACTTGGAGCCAAAGCCAGAAGACCAAGAATAGGCTGTGATGTAGGGGGAACTGAAGTGGACTACTGCTATATCGTTTCCATCCGGTGAGAATGCAACGCCGTATCCCGACCCAGCAGGTAAGGTGCTTGGATTGGTATACTTGGAGCCAAAGCCACCACTCCAAGGATAGGCTGTGATGTAGGGTGAATTGAAGTGGGCTACCGCTATGTCGCTTCCATCCGGGGAGAATGCAACGCCGTATCCCGCCCCAGTAGGAAGAGTGCTTGGATTGCTATACTTGGCTCCAAAGCCAGACGACCAAGGATAGGCTGTGATGTAGGGGGAGGAGACGTGTGATACTGCTATGTCCATAGTAATTATTTTTCTGGCTTATCTAACTCTTTTAGGGCTTTTTTAATTCTTTCTTCACTAGGGATTTGACTTTCTGTTGCTTTCAGTATCGCTTTGGTGTTTTTAATGCTTTCTTCTGAAGAAATTAAAAGTTTTTCAGTTTTTTCTCTTAAATCTTTACTAATGTTTTTCTCATCTAGAAGTTTGACATACCTTTCTCTGTTGATTTCTGCTAAATACAAATCTGTCTCTTGACTCTTCAAAAAAGCAACAATCATCTTGTCTTTTTCTTTTGTGGTGAGGGTTCTAAATTTCATTATTATTAGTATTAAATTTAAATTTCGTACCCCGTGATGGTTATATAAACATTTCCAGCATCAGTAGTTACTAATAAATCAGCTCCATCTTCTCCGCTAAATAGAGGCGTGTTAAAGCTATGACTCCACCCTGAATTGGCTGCTAGTTCTGCCTTCCAAACTGGGCTATCTCCTCCGGAAAGGTCATCTTCAAGGGTCACGGTTGCTGCTGCTGAGGTGTTAATGAAAATATCTGTAATATACCATCGCTTGCCTGCTGATGGACTCCAAACAACTCCGTCGGTTACGGCTCCAGCGTTGGTGTAATATTTTTTGGTTAGAGTGGTGCTTCCAGAAAGGTCTTGATCGTTTGGTGCGATTTTACCGATGGTCTGAGTTCCGGCTGGTAGTTCGGCTACAATGTCAGTTTGAATTTCGCTTCCGCTTACTGTTCCCGCCAAAGAAGAAGTGTCCGCGTCAATTGTTCCCAGTAATCCTTCAATGCCGTCTACGTGTCCGATGATAGTGGTTTGGTTGGCTGAGGTGCTTGCTCCGGTAGGAAGGGCGCTAGAAACTACATCCACCTGCATTTCAGTCCCGCTGACTGCTCCGGCAATAGTGGCTAGATTTCCACCCGATTCAAGGGCTAATCCTACTGAGTCAGTTGCTAAGGTAACTGCGATTTCTTCACTATCTAAGGTTACTTTAAGGTCTCCGCCTGCTGATGTTTGGAGTGGTTGTGTATTGGTTCCGTTGTCCGCTGCCACCACTACAAACTCGCTAGGCAAGGCTCCTGCCTCTCCTGCGGTTGCTGGCATAGAGGTTACATCTACATCCCCAATGTCTACCCCGCTATTAGCGCCTAACTTACCGATGCTAGCGCTTCCAGCTCCCAAGACTACTGCTTCAGAGTCTAAAGTTACTTTAACATCATTAGTTTGTACTCCTGAGCTAATATTCCCAATGTCAACCGTTTCACTGTCAAGGGTAACTTTTACATCATTGGTTTGAGTTCCGCTTGAAATATCCGCAATGTCGATTGCGTTGGTGATTGAGGTTACCGCATCAACTGACAAGGTTGCGTTGGTTACATTCACACTTACGCCGTTGATTGCGTCAACAGCTGCTACACCGGCGTTTGTTGTAGGGTCTCCCAAAACCACAACTTGCCGGTGATGACCGTTAGTGGTTTCTGTTCTGGTATCAATGCTAGTCCCCGACCCCTGGGTTATGTCTACATTTGCGTCTGCCATTTTATGAATATGTTAATGATAATAGGAGCCCCATAGGAGATCCAGTGATTATTTCTTCGTCGGTCTTACTCACATCTACTAATAAGTAACCAGTGGTTGGGTCGGCGATTAGGGGGTAAATTGTTCCTCCTGCCGCTGCCTCTTCCACTACTGTTTCTTCTGGGTAAGTTAACGACAACAATAACCCCATTGATTCTCCCGCTTCAATCGTTTCCCCCTCTTCCTCGTCTGTAACTGCTAGTCCTACATAATTATAATTGTCATCTATTGCAATCTCCTGGTTTGGTTCTGGTTCAAATTCAGAATAAACAAGCATTGTTAGAAGCCTTCCCTCTTCATCTACCAATAACGGCACCGCCTCTCCCGTGGTTGCGTCTTGGCCCAGTAATACTGGTATATCATTGTCATCTCTTGGTGCGTTCATATTATTTAGATGCTATTTGTCTTGATCCCATTGTGTCAACTTCGTGATGGATTCCTACGGTTTGAAGGAGGGCATCTCCAGCAAAAGCGTCCCCTGTCGCTGTGATTCTCTCCAGTGTCATTAAGAATTGGTCGCCTATTTCTATCCCCGTACCCGTAATATCGGGAAGGGTGCAAAAGTAGTTTTCGTACTGAGTATCGACTGCACACTCGCCTTCTATAGTTGAAACAGGTGAAAGCGTGTTGCCAGATTTAGCAATTGTGTAAGTAATTTTCCATCTTACATAATCAGTGCCGCTGGGAGCGTCTTTAATTTGAAAATGAATGTGAGGTTTTAAGTCTGTCCCTTCTTTATAAGTGTGGATGAGCTCAAATTCTCCATGTACTTTTTCGCCGGTAGCGAAAGCATAGGTCTCAATTCCGGTATCCGTCCCAGTGTTATCAACAAAGGTATCAATATCGGGTTGACTTGAAGCTGGTTGTGATAGTTGAGCCGCCCCAAGATTAATGTCGTCCCAGACCGTTTCTTGAAGTTCAATGGTCTTGTCAGTTCCACAAGAGATATTAAGGTCACTTGCTGCGACTTCATCTGTTTTAATCCAGCCGTCCGTTCCGTCATAGTAAACAGACATGTCTTTACCTGCTCCCCAGGAGAATTTGTCGCTATCATTCGGCTGCCAAAGGTCGTTAGTGCTTAGATCGCCGTATAGTGTGTTACCAATATTCAACTCATTACTTACATCTACCGCTGAAGCCGCTATATCGTACCCAATAAGGATGTTACTTGATCCGGTAGTTACATTGTCACCGGTTAACGCTCCTAGGTATACGTTGTTGGATCCCGAGGTGTGGTCTGTTCCGGCATGGTGGCCAATAGCAACATTATAATTTCCGGTGTTAGCCGTTAGAGAATCTCTACCAATTCCTATGCAATAATTCGCGTCGTTTGATTCAAGGGATTCTCTTCCTATTGCAATACAATCTATCCCATCTGCTAGCCTCATAGATTGATATCCGATCGCTATTGAATTACTTCTGTTGGTGACGTTGGAATTCATTGTGTTAGCGCCTATACCAACACAATAAGATGAGGCATTGTTGTCTAAAGCTCCAGAGCCAATCCCCACGTTCCAGTTTCCGGCGTTGTTTTGTCCGGCCTCTTGTCCAACTAAGGTGTTCCTGAACCCGCCATTGTTCTCTCCGGCGTATGCTCCTAACATAACACTGTAGCTACCGCCGTTGTTTTGTCCGGCCTCATAACCAACCGCGGTTACGAACACCTGACTATTAGTTTCCAGGGCTTCTTTCCCAATTCCGGTGCAGAAGTTCCCGGAATTAGCTCTCATCGCTTCTTTCCCCACGGCAGTTGCTCCATCCCCTGAGTTTGTAACGCAAGCAAATGTGCCAATGGCTACTACATCACCAGGTCCGCTAGGGATAGAAGAGGCCGCCGCATTCTTACCTAGCGATGTTACAAAGTTGTTTCCGTATACAGTCGCCTCTGATACTTCTAGCAACTTGTTTGTGTCGTCCCAAAACAGCTCATCCGTCTCGGTGTGTTTCCATTCTCCTGCTGTATTGTCCCAATAAGCCATCTGACCGTCGGCAGTTCCGTTTTCAACAGCCCCTCCACCTCCGGAGGGGGCGGAGTCAAAGTTTCCAGTGAATGGGTTAAATGTGTAGGACATCAGCTCTTGGTTATAGTAGAAAGGTTATCACTAGCATCATAGGTTAGGGTTAGGGTGGCTACAGCGGTTCCTCCTGAACCTCCGGTTTTATATGTAACAGTCTCAATTTCTCCCACCCCGTTTCCGGATGCTACATACGTAATTTCAATATAATCATAGTCTCCAATTTCGAATCCGACTATCTTGTTTACCTCTGCCAATAGGTTGTCTTGGTTGTCTATAATAGTGGTCTGGTTGGCCTCCGATGCCAATCCTGAGACCGACGCCACGCCATGAGTTACATTTCCCATACAATTTTACTTAACTTCTCGATTAGTTTTTCGGTTTTGTTTTTTTGCGCTTTATACTCAGCTTCTGAGCTCTTTTTAAGTTTTTCTGCTTCCTTGACTTTCTCTTGGTGCTCGGTTAACACCTCTTTTAGTTTGTCTACTTTATTTTCTAGGAAACTTGCCTCTTTTTCTGCTTCTTTTTTTCTTTTTTCAGCAGCTTGCTTTTCTCTCTCTAGGGAGTCTTTTTGGCTTTCAATTTTGTTGTAGTCATCCATAGCCTCTACTTTCATACTCTCATAATTTGAGACCTCTTTCTGGACGCTCTCCAAGTCTTTAGTTTTTTGCTCTAGTTCTGCTCTGACGCTTGCCCTTTCTTTGTTCATCTTTTTGAGGTCTTCTTTGGCAGCTTCAACCTGCCTATTAACCCGAGAGAGGGCTTGCTTTACTTCATAAGGCAGTTTCGAGTTTTCGGGTTGGTTGATCATGATTCTCTTGCTACATAACGTGGCGAAGTGCCCGCCACTGAAATTAAACCTCCATATACGAGGCCGCTACTCTCGGAGAATGTTCCTCCTTCTCCATCATCATTGGTTGTGCCTCCTTTAAGAACAACATGAAAAACCGTACTTGATGCGGTTCCTCCTAATCGTACATATAAGGGGTTGGTCCCCAAATTTTGAATATGCCAAGACCTTCGGTCCTGGTTCTCGGTGAGAACGGTTCCCTCTGAGGTGAGGATCTCCGGTGTGTTGACATTAGTTGTTGGGGAGATTGACCTTTGCATTGTATTGCTTTAATCTTGTTTTCTCTTTTTCGAGCTGCTCTCGCTCTTTGTCTAGTTGGTTTTTAATGGTTTCCAAGGCTGTTTTTTCAGCTTTCAAAGACTTGCGCTGTTCCTTGAAGTCGGCTTGTTGTTTAGCTTCTTTTTCATTGATGGCTTTTTCTTTCTTGTCAACCAACGCCTCCTTTTTGGAAAGTTTCTTGAGCTCCTTGTTGGCCTCCTTTCTTTTGTCTTCCGCCAATTCCATTTTCTTTTGGGTTTCTTTTTGCTCCTTGTCTAGTTTGGCCGTTATTCTGGTTAGTTTGATGTCTTTATTTTCGAGTGATTTTTTCCAAACGGTCAAACCTTCCCTTTCTTTTTCAAGATCCTGCTCCTTTGTATAGAGGGCGTTTTCCATTTCTATTAGAGGCTTCTTTGCTTCCCTTTTTCTTTCTTCTAGCTCTTTAACTCTTCCAAGAAGCTCTCCTTCCTTGGATTTGATTTTTTTCTTAAAGTTTTCAAAAGATTTCTCTATTTTTTCTTTCTTGTCGGCAAATTTTTCCTTAAAGTCTCTAAGGTCATTCCGCATCTTAGATACTTTGTTTTCAATCTCAATTGCTTCTCTTGTAAGTTTTACTTGCCGATCCTCTTTTTGTTTAGAGATTTCTTTTGCGCTGAAAAGCTTCATTTTTTCTTGCCCTCAAATTTATCTTCTTCTTCTAGTTTCTTTTTAAGCTGTTTTCGTGCCTTAGCTTCTTCCTTGATGTCCTCATCGTCTTCTTTTTTGGTTCGCATTGACTTCTCCTCTTCTTTAGCTTCTTTTTTAGCGTTGGCAATTCTTACTTGTAAGCTCGCCTCGTCTTGAGCTTCCATTGATTCGCCGCTAAAACATTTCTTTTTTAGCTCCTCCCTGATTGGGTCGTTAGCTCTAATTTTTAGTTTGTTCATCTCCCGGTCTACTAAATGCTTGGAAAAGTGCTCTGCTTGATATTCTGGTAGGTGAATTGACTGCTTAGCGGGGAATTCGTAAATTACGCCGTCCCACTTCCAGCTAAAGTCTTCGTCGGTCCAGTTAGTAAAAAGAATAGCTTTCATTTTATTGTTGATTATAGGGTGGGTGAGTTCCTATGAGTTAGCACCCTAGGGGGTGTTGGGCACACCCCCTAGAAGCCGTTTATTCCATTCGAAGGTCGACTGTTCGATATTCGGTGTCTACCCCAGCTTGCAAAGCGGTGGCTACTTGGTTAGTAGTAGCCGCTACGGTTGCTAGAGCGCCCGCTACACTGCCAGAAGGTGCCAAGCCTAGGCCTACACCAGTTGCGCTGTCGTTTAGACAGCCAACTGGGCCTTTGGTCTGGATCCATCCATAGTAACTAGCGGTAATATCCTTAACTGCTACTCCAACTGGCACATTAGTTGCGGTGGTTGGGTTAACAATTATTCCGTTATACTTGTTGGGAATCAAGCAGACCTCAGAACTGGTGGTCAAAGCCTCTTCCAATTCGTCATAAAGCTCCACTTCCAAGCTAGAAGAAGCGTCTGCGGCAGGGTGAGATTTGATTTGGTACGTGTATCCTTCACCGTCTGCGTCGTTAACAACCAGGTATCCGTTAGAATACGCATTGGCGGTTGCGGCGGTTGCTCCCAAGGTTACGGTTACCGTGGTTGCTCCAGCGCTAGCTGCCTCTGCAACAGCAATGTTCTGATGGTTGGCAACGATAGCGGGGGCCTGTTGCAACTTACCAGCAACTAAAGCTGTTGATCCCGCTTGAACATAACGGAAGCAACGACCGTCTGGAGTCATTGCAACTTGACCGAGGTCGGTATTCTGAACAGAGCTTTCGTTGAAGATTTCCTGGGGGGAAATCAACATTGCCCCTGTAATTTGGGTCATAATGTTTTGTTAAGGTTTGATTAGAGTCACCTTATAGGTGTTATCAGCGGTTGCTGCGGCCGCTAATGTTAAGGTCAAGGTGGTGGTAGAGACTGCAATATTGTCAACGAATTGATCCTGATTGCCGGTTGGGTAATAACCTAGAATCTCAGCGTCTTCCGTGACGGTAGCCGTCCCGGAAGTCTGTCCGGTAGATACAGTTACCTCTACTACTTCATAGTCTAGCTTAGCCTTGGAGATAGAGTCGTCCGCTAATGTTACAGCTCCGTTAGATGCCAATGTCGCATCTCCGGATACTGCTACTGAAGCGGCAGTTGTTCCATTCCCCACTAATACTTTACCACTCCCGGAAGCGTCAAGTTCAGTCCCCGCTCCATTGGAGTCTCCAATAATCACACTACCTTGTGATACAGCCAAGTCAGCTTCTCCGGCTACAGCGCCGTACTTCCTGGCTGGATCATAGTTTTCTAGTTCGAGCGCCATAAGATTATACTCCAGTGATTCCGGTTAACTTACCATGCCTTCTTGGGTTAGAAGTGATCATGTTACCGGACAACACAATATGAGAAATTAAAACGTGAGCGTTAGTGGGCTGGATAAAGTCTGTCATTGAGAATCCAAGACCCTTAACTCCCTCGCTGTACTGATTATCCTTGACGATGTCTCCAGCGATATTAACTTCCTTATACTTTGCTCCCATAAAGTCCATTTTCCAAGGCTTGGCTCGGAACTCTAGGAAGTCCATGTTTAAGAAATACATAGTACCGCTTGGGCATTTCTCGTCCTTATAGATGGGCTTTCCTTCGAAAGACAAGGTGTCGAATCCGAAGCCACCGTTTTGCATTTTTCCATCACCGGACACCATGATTCGGCGCTCAGGATCTAGCAAGCTCTCGTAGAGGCTGTAGATGGTTTCGGTAGTGAACAAATCAGTTGGGGTTACCCTCCCAGAGGAAACGCTGTTCCACAAAGTTCGCATCTTGAGCAAAGTAAGGGATCCGCTTGTGTCGGTAACAGTAGAATTCAAAGTGCTGTAAGTTGACCGGCTCAAGCTTCCAATTGTGGAAACATTTGTACCGTCGTCAACTAATGACTCCAGACCATCAAAGTCTTTCCCGTTGTTACCGGTTCCGTCTCCATAAAAGATGTCTCCCAGTTCGTCGGCCATTTGCATCGCTCGAGTTTGCATCTGACGCTTAACTAGATCTACAACTTGAGCCTTACCCTTGTTGTACATGATCTGGTCAACCGGCAATGATACATGAATGTCGTAGTTAGTCGGAGTAAATTGCATGTTCACGAAGTTGTCAGCTACAGAGGTTCCCAAGGTGTCGGCTCCCTGAAAGGACCTTCCGGCAGGACCGCTTTTGTACATGATCGGCTCCTTGTGAGTTTCACCTACCCACATTTTTGCCTTTGGCAAAACCTTGCTCAAGAGGACATTGCTGTCGAATACATGATTAACGACGTGTGGTGCAATCTCGTCCTGAGTCGAGGTGATTACATTCTTTTGATCAGAAACTGCCATTGTTTTGAGTTAATTCAGACTTCTACCAGATTCTATTCTCTCTAAGTTCCTTGATTGTCCAAGTTTTATTTTTTTTGGGAGATGACGAAGCTCGAGAGGTGGTTTTTGAAGCCAGTCCCTTTTTCTTTTCAGTTAATGGACTCTGGCTCTTCCTGGCTTGAAGAATTTCATTAGCAGCTTTAAGGTTGTAGACTCCGGTCTGTGGGTTGTACAAGTCAAGTTCGATAGCAATATTAGCTAGTTCGTCCTTGTTGAATTTGTATCCACTTTCCTCAAGCTCTTTGTACTGATCGTCGATCATTTTTTGAGCTTCTTTTTGTCTCGCCTCCTCTTGGCGCTTTTCTTCTTCAAGTTCCTGCCTAACGCTTTCTTTCAAGCTAGCAAGTTTTTCTTCTTCTGCTTGCTTGTAGAGCTTGTAGGCCTCCCTTGCCGTTTCGTCGTCTCCCCAGAGTTTCTTATAGAATTCCGGGAGTTCGTCTGGTTGCTTATTAAATTGCTCCTTCAGCTGGTCTATCTCTTGAGTTCTTCCTTTAATTGACTCAAGTTCTTTTTTGAGTTGCTCACGCTCTTCTTTATATTGCTTGCGCTCTTCTTGCATCTCCTTCCAGCGAGGGTGCTTGTGAAATGGGAGGTTTTCTTCGGGGTCCTCTTCCCCTGACTCTTCAGGTTGGTCATCCTCTTCGTTTGAAGGTGACGAATCTTCAGGTGTTGCTTCCTCTTCCCCGAACTGTTCTTCCTCTTGTAAGAGGTCGTCAAGTTCTTCTTGGGCTTCGTCGTTTTTTTGTTCTAGCATTTGTTTGTAGGCGGGTGAGATCTACACTTGGCACCCTATTTAAAAAATTATGCTAACGGAGTTTGTTCTCCTATCCCAAGCGCTGCGTTCTCTACTGCTGCTTGTTGGTTTTGTTGGTTGATTTGCGCCTGCTGTTGGGCTTGCTGTACTTGCCCTACTACGTCCATCCCTTCCAGGTTCTCTTGGAACAATGTTTCGGGGGCGTTGTTCCATTTGTACATTTTTTCTGCTGTTCCTCTTGGGTCTGGGTAGTCTAGCGCTTCAAATAAGGAAATAGGGTCTAGCATTCCGGCGTTGGCAAGGTCTATTGCTTGGCTAGACTTGGTAAGGGGGTCCTTAGGAATCAAAGAGCCTTCCTTAACGCTAACGGTAAGTTTGGCGGGGACTTGCATGAATTCTTGCCTGCTCAATGTTACATATTCATCCGCGCCTGCTTCTCCGATTAAGGATGCTACATGTTCCTTATCATAGTAGACCATCATCATCTGGAGCATGTAATTGAATATTCTGTCGGCAAATTGCTCTAGAAACTCTGTTACCCCTCCTCCGATCCTAGATTGATCTTGTTGTCTTACAATAATTTTACCCCTCACGGTCTGCTCTTGTTGGGTCCCACTTGCGGTTGACCCACTAACGCCAAAAATACTTCTCAGCTCGTTTCGGAAATCGTAAAGGCTATTGAACACATCGGCAGGAAGGGACCCTTGGTTATACCTGGCCATCGAAGTGTTCGGGTCTCCGCTATTAAAATATATGATATGACCATCTCTTAGAGCCTTACCAGCCCTAGAGGCTTCCTCCTTGGACAATCCAGATCTCTCTCCGGAGATTGCCATTCCCCCGTTCATCATTTTAACGTTCTTTTCGATTTGCTTGTGCAATTCATTGATTCTCTTCTGGTTCGGAATGTTCTGGCTTATTAGAGAGGTGCTGTCATGAGGTTGATCCCCCAAGTTAAAAATTGACATGAAGGCATAAGGCTTTTGAGGCGAAAGGAAGTGATTGAATTCCGGTATCTCTTCCATAGTTGGCTCGCCGAATTCGTCAACGGTCTCTCTTTCTTCTCTGTAGTTCCAGTGCGGATTTCTTGCTTTATCTAAAACAATTTCTTTAAGAGTCCAAAATACATAGTCATCAGTCCACCATTCTGTATAATCAATTATCGTTCCCATCTTGCCGTTAACCATAGCTTCAATCTCTTTTTTCTTTTTTGGAAACTTTTCTACCATCACTGAGGCCTTGTCTCTTATTCTCTCTCCAATATACTCGCCCTCATATTGCATGTTGTCATTAATAGAGAAGTTGGGGTCTAGTATTATATCTTTAGTTCTTGGTATTTGAACTTCAATTTCTTCCTCCTCTTCATTCCATACAAGCTTAGCTACCCCTAGTAAGTGAAGAGCCCAGTATCTGGTGGCTCTTTTAAGTTTGAGTTTCAGGCTAAGGTGGTCTGCCAAATAAACAAGCATTTTATTGACTTTCTTCGCCAACTTCTCTCCTTCTGGGGTGTTGTCTGCTATCACTACCGGCTCAGGGTTTCTTTGGGTTGCAATAGGAAGAAAAGTCTCGAGGGCTTCAAAGATTAGGTTGTCTACATTGTTCTTGTCTTCACCTTCGCATCCATAGGCCCAGTACTTCTCATTTTTGTCTTGAATTTTTGAGATTTTGGCGTTGTAGTCTTCGTACTCTGTTTCCCATTCTTTAGCGAGTGCCAGAAGCTCCTCATCATCCATCGACAAGGTAAGTTCATCAGCTTCCTCTTGGGGTCCTTCACTTTTTAGACCTTCGCCGCTGGTTCCGATGTTTTTATTGCCCTTAAATAAAGGGGCTACTCCGTCAAAAAATCCCATTGTTTATAAATAAAGACAGCCGCAACCAATTAGGGTTACGGCTCTTGTAGGTTTGAGCGTTTTTCTTATTCTACGCTATTTAATTTTTTTGTCAACTCTCGGTTGACCTCTCCTCTCTGACAGTTGTCCAAGTGTCAATGGAGTGTTTTTTAATGAAGATAACTACCTTGCCTTGACCATGTTTTTCAAGCTCTTTGATTCTTTGTTCTATTGTAGCGAGCACTAGGGTGCGGTCTTTTTTCATTTATATGTCTCTAGATGTTAGTTCTATTCCTTTTTTGAAGCCTAACTCACTCTCTCCTCCTAATATCTGAGAGTCTCCAGCAAATCTGCTCAGCCCAATTCTACAATATACGGTGGCAAGTGCCCAGTGGTCATCTCCACTCCTTATCCATATTTTCCTTTTTACCGTGTTTGTTTTTTCGTCCATTTCTTTCCTTCTTGTGAGGTTATTCCAGTGTAGCCAATAGTCAAACCAGTCATTTTCTGTTCCTTGCACCGGAATTAGTTTGTCGGTGAATTCATCAACTGTAAGTTGAATCATTCTGTTCCGGTCTGCTATCACTGCGCCATCTTCATCTCTTTGCCCCCACCTGATAAGCTCTTTGGTTTTTCTGTCTTCTCCGAATGTACAAAGATACACCCTGCCAGGGTATTTTTCTCTTAGTTTTCTAGGGCCGATGAGATCTCCTCCTTGGTCGATAACTGCTATTGATCTTGGCCAACGGTGAAAGAGTTGCTCTATTTCGTCATAGTCTTTGGCGGTGTCATAGTAAAATAGTCCGTATTGACCGCCGCAAACATAGTGAATTTGCTTTCCGGTGTCCACTCCAATCACTACTCTCTCATTTCTGTCTGGTGTTAGTATCTTGGTTGTTAGGTTTCTCATGAAGTGGTCCTTGGTTAGCTTATTTCCTCCTCCTACATAAGGAAGCCCGAGGACTTTGTTGTAAAAATATTCTTCTGTCTTGTATTTGTGATATTCTTCAATTTCGGTTGCTGGCACCCAAGGGCAAATCATCAGCGGTATCCAATATCCGGAAAATTGTCTGTCTGTGTATTTTTGTACCCACTCTCCAACTCGACGGTCTTCTTCTCTTAGTGGTTTTTCACAAGCTTTGCAGATATATTGACCATCTCTTATTGACTTCGGCCATTCCATGAATTGGTGAGAATTACATCTGGAGCATTTAATAAACCAATGCTTTTGGTCGCTTCTATCCCAATAAGTGTCAACTCCTGATCCTACTGCTGAAGGGTGAGAAAAGTACCATTCCCACTTAAACTTAGAGTGCTGAAGTCTTGTAGAGTATTGTTCTACTACTGATTGCTTAGAAGCGTCGACTTCATCATAGATATTAAGATCACTTGATACCATAATTGCAGCTTTCTCTGTCCAGGTTCCCTTGTAGTTTATGATACTTTCTCCTACTGATTTCTGTTCTACACTGTCTTTGTCTTTGGTGTATTCTTGTAGGATTGGGTTTTGGGTAATGATCCTGTTAACCTTGCCTCCTACAAAAGCGTTACGGTCTGATTCTGTTGGTAGTGTGTAGATTATATTTAGACCTCTGTTTTTTGCTATCCATAAAGACTTCAGAATTGCCAGGGTACTGAATCCAATTTGAGCTGCCTTGAAGATAACCTGTTTCGGGGTTAAGTCGCGGTATGGATCAAATAAGAATAGGTGGTCTTTGAATGATATGGGGTCGCCCTGTTCTGTTTTCAGCCCATATTTCTGTATCCATCTATGTATTGATACTTTCTCTAGCATTCTAATTTTATTTTAGAATGCTTAACTTCATAAGTTTCTAATGCTCCTACCCCGAATTTTTTAAGCTTAACTTCGTTAACCATTCCTTTTATTTTTCTTTCACTAATTCCTAGACGGTAGTGCTTACTCAACTTAATGAGAATTGGCACCACCTCTTTGTTTTTTGTCAACTTTAACCTGAAGCAACGAACGGCCTCCTCTATCCTGCCTTTATTAAAAAGCCTCTTAAATTTTTTTGCTCGTGTTCTTGTTGTTTTCATAAACCAGGCGGTGCTTACTCCAGCCAAGAGTTAAAGTGATTTCCTAGGATAATCATTGTTGTCTTTGCGCTTTACGGGCCGCCGGGCACTTTTGGCACTGAAGTGCTGGCAACTGGAAGCCTTCCGCCTTGTTTATGGAAGCAACCTAAAACATGCTAACTACAATATCCCCGAGGTTGTCTAGTTCTTTTTTTCTTCTCTCGTTGTCGTGGAATTTTTCTGATCTCATGTGCCCACAATCAGCACATGCCAACATTAGCTTTTGACCAAGCTCTTTGCTTTTTGCTGGATAATTGCCTAGTAGTTTATCCCACAAAGATCTTTTTAGTTCTATTCTTTTGTAAATAGTTCTTACTCTTGCGATGAAGTTGTTACCTCCGCAAGCTGCGCATGGTTTTCTCATAATCCTATTGCTTTTTTAATTCCTGGCAGGTCCCGTTCAAAGTTCTTACCCGTGTATTTTTCTCTTAGGGCGGAATCTTTGTTTGGTAGTGTCGCTATATACTCTGCCTCTTCTCTTGTTATGTGGAATATTGTTTTGTTTTTTTTGTCTACTAATACAAAGGTGCCAGAGAAATCTTTTGGTGGATTATACTCTCCCTTGAAATTCATCTTCGCTAGTGCGTATTTAATTTGCTTCTCTGCCTCTTTAAGGTGTTCTTCTGGGGTGGTCATGTTGATGTTATTGATTCTTTAAGTTCTTCTTCGTATTTACTAGCAATAGACTCTGCCTTTTTGTTAATCTTAAATTCTCCTTCAAGTTTAGTTGTTTGGCTGACTTCTTTTTTGTCGTTATAACCAAGATTGTTTTTTGCGGAGAAAATCCAAACAGAGGAGTTGATCCTATTTTTAAGCGCCATTTCCTCTTGAATAGCGGCTATTAAAGTCTTGGCCTTTTTTATAGTGTCAGAAAACTCTTCTCTGTCTCCATAGTTACAAAGTGTATCTCTATTTGTGTCAAGACTAACAGCCAATCCCGCTATTGTGGGAACTCTGTCTTGATTTGAGACTTCCTGCATGTAATTATCGATCTTCTCTTGGAGTTCTTCTGGTGTTTTAAATTTGAGTGGTCTGGCCATTTTAATCTTTCTGGTCCTCCTCGGTGATTCTGTAATAGGGATCTATTTCGTCGAGGGGGATCCATTTTTTAAGTTTTAATACATACTTGTAAGGAACTCCTTCTTCTGATAGGGCGTACAGGCAGTGTCTGATATGAAGACTGCGCGAGTGTTCTTTATAGAAGCTGTAAGTTCCGGATTCAATTTGTTTGAATTTCATTATTTTTTATTTTAGTTGTGATTTCTCTGGTAATAGTGATTTGAAAATTTTAAACATAAGTTTTTTATATGAAAAAGACGGGGTGGATTAGCAACACCCCGTCATGCCTAGGCGAGAGTTTTCAAAAATTCTGTTAACTCTTCCATGTCTTTGACATAGCGAGTGTTTTGATATTGCTGGCCTTCTCGAACAGTTGTTACAGTTACCAACATTCCGTTGTCGATTTTTAGGATTTGTACTTGGTTTGGTTTCATCTGTTTAGTTATAATACTTTTTAAATTCTTTCTCCCAAGGTTGGAGAAATTCTCTTTTGTGTTCTTTGCGATAAAGTTCGTTGTCGATTCTTCCGTTTTTATCTTTTCTGGTGTAAAGTCTTTTTTTGCAAATTTCGCAAACTTCTAGTGTTACCTCTCCCGTTTCGAATATCGGGTTGTATTTATGTAGATGCTTCATATCCTAGGATTTGATCTTCGTTTATGAATTGTATTTTTTGATCTTCCAACTCCACTTCGTCAATCGCCCAACTCTTAAACAAAACTGTTTGGCCTTTTTCTACTTTGGAGACTTGATCTCCTACTTCCAGAACTTCTGCGTACTCATAGATTAGTGACCCTTCATTAGCCACATAGAGCCCGGATTTTGTTTTGTCTCTTCTTTGGACTTTGATTTGAATGTTTTTGCCTAAAGGTCTGATTCCCATATTTCTCCTTTTTGTTTACGTTTATTAAACTCCTCTTCTTCTTTAGAAGGTACTTTCACTATTGATGATTTTTTGCTTTTAATTTTCTGGATTATTTTTGATTTTCTTAATTTTTCATTTGTCTTGTTAGTTATCCAGATAATATTGAGTCCTATTAGGATTCCTATTGCGAGCTCCATTCTTCTGTTAGAGTTAATTTTTGGATCGTGTGCCACGGGTAAAGCTCCAGTTTTGAGTCTCGGGACGCTATGATTCCATTTGGTCCGACATCGTAAACCTTAACTTTTTCTGTAACAGAACAGCCAACTTCAAGTGCTGTTCTAGCAGAGAACCTAATTGTGACGTATTCGTCTGTTAGTTCGGCTAGTTTTTTGTCCACAGTTGATAGTCTTTAGTGAATTTTCCGCTTTGGGGGTCAATCCATATTCCTACCCAAGCATGCCCCCAGGGATCGTCAATTGTTGCAGGAGATTCTCCCTTAACAACTTCTGCTTGAATTCCTTTTGATTTTAACTCTTCAACCAAGTCTTTTGAGAACTCTAAGCATCTATATTCTTCATTATACTCCTTTTTTGCTGAGCTTACAAGCGCATTGTCAAGGTCCCCGTATTTATTTTTGAAGTATCCCAGTTCTTGGCGGAGCTCATTGTTTTCTTGGCGGAGTTCATTGTTTTTTTGGTGTAGTTCGTTTGTGGCATGTCTCATAGCTAATATTGCAAAAAATACTAACATTAAGGCCGCTGTCGCCATTAGAAGGATTGTTAGCGACCAAATGATTTCCTCAAATT